TTATAAATAATAATGATAGCGATTATACAGCTAACACAAATACAAACATACGGAGAATACAATGGACTTTAATACATTAAAATCAAGTCACTCTAACTTTGATAAACTTACCAAAGCTTTGGAGTCTAAACTAAATCCAGAAGAATCAACATCAAAAGACAAATACGCTGACGACAGAATATGGAAACCAGAACTAGATAAAACTGGTAGTGGTTATGCCGTACTTCGTTTCTTACCTGCTTCTGAAAAAGAAGATATGCCTTGGGTACGAGTGTGGTCACACGCATTTCAGGACAAAGGTGGTTGGTATATCGAAAACTCATTAACTACTCTTAATCAAAAAGATCCTGTTAGTGAAGAAAATACTAGACTATGGAATACAGGTGTTGAATCTGATAAAGAGATAGCAAGAAAGAGAAAAAGAAAATTATCTTATTACTCTAACATATTAGTTGTTAGTGATCCTAAGCATCCAGAGAATGAAGGTAAAGTATTCATATTCAAATATGGTAAAAAGATATTTGATAAGATTGCTGAAAGAATGAGTCCTGCATTTGAAGATGAACAACCAGTTAACCCGTTTGATTTTTGGAAAGGTGCGAACTTTAAACTAAAAATTAGAAAGGTAGATGGTTATTGGAACTATGATAAATCTGAATTTGAGCCTACTACTCCAGTTGCTGATAGTGATGAGAACATTAAAGCAATTTGGTCTAAACAGTACGCTCTAACGCCTTTCTTGGCCCCTAGTAATTTCAAATCCTATGATGAACTCAAAGAGAAACTGAATAGGGTTATTACGGGAACTAGAAATACTGCAACTGTTGAATCTGCTGACCTCCCTCAAGCTAGAACAAATGGTTCGGTAAAAAGTAATGGTAAAACTACTCCAGCTGCTAGTGATGATGACGATACGTTATCTTACTTTAGTAAATTGGCAGATGACGAGTAATCTCTCTCTTTACTCATAACTTTGATGGTGGCCAGAAATGGCCACTATTTAAACTGCTAAACTTGTACCTATATTTCTGAAAGACCTATCATAATTATCTACTTCCATAGGAAAAGAAACTGAACTGTTTTGATTTTGAGTTGATACATTATTAGTAGGAGCTATAACCATATTATTGGTTGCTTCTTTTTCTCTCTTAGCCTTATTTCTTTCTTTAGTCACTTGATTAATACTATTTGCTTCATCTGGTGATATAGGTAAGAAACGGTCGTCCGGCATATAATCTGCTTGTCTAGGTGGTTTTATTCTTTTCTCTTTATCATATGGTTTAATAAGATGATCTTCATTTCCTGAAAGAGTTTCTTTACCCCTTGGTTCAATAAGATGATCTTCATTTCCTGAAAGAGTTTCTTTATCTTTTTTTGATTTGTCTTGTTCTGGTATACTTTTTTTCTTTCTTTCATCATCAAGTTTCTTTGTATCACCCATTAACCAACTGAATTTAGATTTTACCCAATCAATTAATTTAGTAATAAGAAAAATAACACCTACTATTGCTAATCCTATTAGTATATATTTAGCAGAGGCCATTAAACCTGCTATAACAAATCTACCTAATACAGTTACAGCTTTTAATAATCCTGAACCCAATGCAGATAATCCTCTACCTAAACCTGCTAAACCCTTTTTTGTTAGGTTACCTAATGATGAAGTTAAACTACCAATTTCTTTACCCATTGATTTAAAATATACAAATAACTCTTTAGGTGCTTGTAGTCCTTGTAACATTGTATCTTTAGCACCACGGAATGTTTCTGAAATAGGACCACCAGCGTAATTAATTTGACCTGGTTTAACACCTACTAAATCTTTTCTTTGTTGTAACTTATCTTCAGCTTTTTGAATTAATTGTTGTCTAGTTTGTATCTTTTTACTTTCATCATCACTTAAAGTTTTTTTGTTTAATAATCTTTGTTCTTCTTTATAAAACTGTTCTTTTCTTCTCTCTAATTGTTTTTCTTGCTCTCTAATAGTTATTCTTTCTTTTTTTACTTCTTCATTTGTTTTAATTTTTAATTTTAAATTTTCTTTATCAACATAAGCAATAACACCATTTTGTTGTAACAGGACTCTTTCAGTCTCTAATTGAGATATCTTTTCTTCTCTAATTTGTTTTTCTTCAGAACGTTATTGTTTTTTATCTTCTAATGCTTTTTCTAATTTGCTAATACTATCATTCAATTCTTTACTAAAGTTTTTTAAATTAACTCCAAATTTTTGTTGTAAGTTATCAATAATATCTAATGCTTTTTGATCATCATCTTCTCTATTAGTTTTTAATAATTCACCAATTTTATATAACTCATTTTCAATACTAGGAACTATAGCTTTAGTTGCAGATACAACTGTATTTTGAACTTTTTGAACTATTGTTTGTGTAATGTTTCTAAGTGATTTTGTAAGAGTTTCACTACCTAAAGGACCCCCTTCAGATTGTTCTGTGTAATCTTTAACAGCTTTAATAAAAGAAGCTTTTTTCATTAAGTCGCCTCTACCCATACCCATTTCTTCAGGTCTAACACCTATTGCTAGTGATGATGAATCGTCTATGAAATCGTTGGCCATTTATTAGCCTATCTGTTCTTCTATTTTTTTGGCTTCTATCTTTTTAGTTTCAATCTTCTCTTGTGTTCTACCATATGCTGTTACACCCAATACAGCTCCCATACAAATATGAAAGAAACCAGCACCTTGTAATGTAAGTGGCATCCATTGCGTAAATACAATATTCTTTAAATAAGTTGCTTGTGCTAAATTCCATAGTATAGGAAATATAACAAAATCAAATGCACATACCGCTAGATATAACCAACCCATAGCTGGTCTCCATTTAGTATTAAAATTTGATTCTTTTTGATTAGACATAATACTATTTATATAGATAACCCTTTATTTCTTATAGCTACTTGCACATTATTAGGTATATTAATTACATCTAATCTAGCCCAATTACAATGAATAAATGTATCTACAGCTAGTCTAGGAGTTAAACCTATATCATTACTTACATCTACTAATTTAAAATCATAACTGTATTTCCAAAACGTTGCATCATCTATTAACAATATACCACCAGAGTTTAATAGATTAAATGATAGTGTTAAATCTTCTAACACTTTATATGAACGATGGTGACCATCTATATAAATCAAATCAAATTTTTTCTTTTCATTGTATAATTTATTTAACACATTAAAAGATATATCTTTATGAAATGTTATTTTATTCTTATAATCACATTTAGACAAATTATTATTCCATTTGGTTTCTATATCATCAAAATATGATTGTTCTACACCATAATTGATACCTTTAAATGGATCTATTGTATGTAATTCAAAATGTTCATGCTTACCTAATTGCTCTGCAATCCATAATGAATAAAAACCTTCAAATGTTCCTATTTCTAATACTTTATTAGGTATAATAATCTTATCAAATATGTACTGTGAATTGTCTATTGCAGACGGAGACCAGTTTTCACTAAAGGTATATTTACTTATTGGCTTGTGATTGTTCACGTTGTCTTTCATTTTCTTCCTTAATATAAGTCACTAATAATGAAACGTATATATCCCTCTCCCAAGGTAACATACTTTCTATTTCAGTTAATGAATATTTGTGATGCTGCATTAAGGCAAAATTAGTTTCGAAGTAGGCCTCTAAGCTACTGTGGGCGAGGCCAATTCGAAAAAATCTGCAATACCAGATAAAGTTACTTTACTTACAACACCTGTTTTTGGATTAGTAACTTCAATTTCTTTTTGAAGTTTAGGCATAGTATCAAAAAACTTTCTTATTCTATTAAATGCATCTTGAGGTAAATATTCTATAAACTCTTTTAGTTCTGCGTTAGTAGTATCCTTTGAAGGATAAATTTTTTCACCTTCAAATATATGATCTATACAATCAATCAAAATAGCAAATATAGATTCAACTTGTAAATTATCTGTACCCTTACCTATATCATAATTTTTAAGTGTAGGATATTTTAATACAAGTCCTAAATTCTTTTTATCATCTATTACGATTTTATTTGTGTGAGTATCATCTACATGCACTTCAACTTTAGTTAAATCAACTTCTGTTTCAACATAAGTTTTACCATCATCAGGACA